TTTTGCGACCGGATGCGTCGCTGATGTGCCAGCCGTATGGGCTTCGCGGTTTCTCAAAGATGGCTCGGCTGAGCTTGTCGCTGACAAAACCAAAGCCGAGAAAAACGAGCCAAAAGGCAAGAAGAAATAACCGATGTCAGAACTCGCTGCATTTCCGGTCACCATTGCCGCCTCTTTGACGGCGGCGGATTGGACCGCCAAAAACCCGACGCTTGATCAGTATCAGATCGGCGTTGAGAAAGATACGCTGCGGGCAAAGGTCAATCTTAGATCAACGGCGACGGCGTGGAACGACCTGACATATCTCAATACGCCCGGAGCTTCGGCGACGGCGGCAGAGATCGATCAGTTTAATGATGTCTCGGCCTATCAAGAGGCGATCGTGCTGGCCGGTGCTTTGTCGGTGACAAAGAAATATTCGAGCCTCGCAGTACCGACGGGCGGAGCGGTGACGCTTGCGGTCCCGGCGGCATCGATGCTCGGGCAGATCAAGGTCATCGAGATGATCACTGACGACGGCGATGTGACGCTCGATCTGACCAACGTGGTCGGACAATCATCAGGAACGACCGCGACGTTTGACACCGCGGGCGACAAGCTGATCCTGATCGCGGCTTTTGATAAATGGGTCGTGGTCAAAGAATTTGGAGTCACGCTTTCGTGATAAGGGTAAGTAAATGGCTCTCGGAGAGGACGATGTTGAGACGTTATTGGCGTTAGAGGATTTTGCTGTCGCGGCGGTTTTTACCAGGGCGGCGGGCGGCACGGTCACGACACGCGGGATATTTACCGACGCGACCGAGGAGACGGACATCATGAGCGGCAAGATCGAGACCGTCGATCCAAAGCTAGACTGCTCGACCGCCGCCATCGCAACCGTCAAACGAGGCGACACCGTCCTGATCGGAGCCACGACCTACAACGTCGAACGCATACAACGGCTCGGCACCGGATTTACAACGGTGCATTTGAAAACTTAAATGGCTGATTCTGTCGAGCAAAAGATAATCAATGCGATCGTTACGCGGTTGCAGTTGATAAACGGCACCGGTTTGTATCTGACATCGATCGGCACGCGGGTCGAAGATTCGCGGACCAACTGGGACCAAGAGGATGATCTGCCCGCTATCTCGGTCTTTCAGGGAACGGTGACAAGCGAGCCGCTCGACGACGAGGCCAATCGGGTCGTTCGGACAATGGCCGTGATGATCAAGGCGTTTTTGCTCAGGCTCGACACGCCGACGCTCGATGCCGCATTTGCCCGCAAAGCCGCCGCCGACATCTACCGGGCTTTTTGGGATCGCCGTCATCATCGGGCGGCGGATCGTCGTCCACGTCGGGCTCGGCGGCAGCGAGTTGTTTAGGCTGCTCGGCATATATCGCGTCGATGTCGATGCCGTATTGAGCGGCGAGTTTTGCGTCGGACTGCCAGCGTTCGAGATGATCGACGTAATCGATGCCGCGTTCGGCGAGGATCTCGGACGGCGTCGCCAGCCGGTTGCGGAGCTTTTTCTCGTCGGTCGCGACATCCTTTGCCGGATCGATGTAGCCCCAGCCACGCGGCCGCCAAGTCGGGTTTAACAGCTCGGGAATATCACGGGCCGTCACCTTGAGTTTGCCGTTCAAAACGGCGTTGAGCATGAATTTATGAGCGACGGGGCGGCATAAAACCTTGGAAATAAACTCCTGCAGCCCTTTACACAGATCGCGAAACTCATTGAGCCCGCCGCGTGACGACGAGAAATTGACCGCCGTCCAGTCGCCCGCCAGCAGAAAATACGGCATCGACAGATCGGTGCCGATATTGGTCTGCATCGAGCGGCTAAATTCGGGATGGTTTTGCGTCGGCTGTTTTGGGTCAAACTGGTTTAATTTCCAACCGGGCAGCAATGCCGTGATCGAGAGCGGCGACGATTCGATGTGCGGGTGCTGCGGATTGCCATCTTCATCCTCTTCACCGGTGTATTCTTCGCCGTCCGGGACGGTGTTTTCGAGCACGCCAAACGTATTTGCACCGACACGGGCTTGCGTGACAACTCCCTCGACGTAGCCCTGAAAATGTTTTAGATTGAGCAGCGTTGCGGCAAACCACGTCACGCCGCGGACCTGTGATTCGTCGTCAGTGACGAGAAAGCCGTGGATGATCTGATCGGCAGGGATACGCGTCCGCGTGCGGGCACGGCGGGCGGTGTAATTGATCTCGCTCGACGGCGTTGTCAGCCAATAGGCGACGGCACGGTCGTGAGCATCTATCTCGACGCTCATGATCACGCGGTTGCCGTTTGGCAAAACTTCGTTATACGTCTCATCGAGCCAGTTTGCATCCCAGACCTTGAGAGCAAGTCCAAAATCGCCGACGCCCTCGATCGTCTGGACGATAAATTCGCCATCGCGTAGCAACTGCGTCAGAGCGAGATTTTGGACGCCGAGCCAGTCGAGTTTGCCGCTGAGTGTGCAATGCTCACGATGTCCCCACTCAAACCACGCCTCCTCTACCCGTTTATTGAGATCGACATTGAGGGTCTTTTTATCGGTCATGCGGGCTCGCGATTGCAGAGCGATGCCCTGCGAACCGATGACGTTTGTCCGCATCAGATTCAAAAAATTGCGGATATGGCCGTTGTTTCTCGCGGCTTCGCGGGCACGGGCACGCAGAGCGGCGATGCCGCCGCGTATCTCGTAATTAGCACCGGTCGGCGACGTTGACCAATCGGCGTTGAGCCGGTTTGGGCGGGCGGCGGCGTAATGCCGAGCGATCGACATTTTCCGCTCGGCCTTTTCAGCAGCGATTGCCTTGCTACGCTCTTCGATCACCTTGCCCATCGGCGGGATGTATAGTTCGTCTGATAGTCTGATCATCTTTTTCCTCTTATTGTTCGTAAACCTTGATCTTGACCGACTGCATTATCGGGCCGCCGTTGCGGGAGCGTTCGCGGGCTCGTTCGTTGGCGACGAGGGTTGCGTAATGTTTTTGGAGCGACATCAACTGTGTTTTATCGCTGCGTTTGACCTTGCGGGTGCCGGCGGGCGTTGCGATCTCGTATTCGAGCACGTCGCTGGTCGCGAATGCGAGCAGGGCGGCGTTGACGGTGTCGAGTGCGATCTCGTTGGCGGTCCGCGTTTCGAGTGTCAGATCCGCCGGGTCAAAACCGATGACGATACGCGTGCGGCCGCTGCCGATCAGTATCTCGTTTGTGCTGTCGGCGATCTCGGTCAGCCACGCCTGCCAGATGTATGTCCCGGCGACGGTCATGTCGTCGGTTTTGGACGCGGGCACGACGATATCAAAATCATCACCATCCGCCGTCACCTCGGTTGCCCAAGCGGCGTTAAAACCCGACGCCGACGCCGGGCCGCGAAAATAATAGTTAAGCTGCCAGAGTGACGCCGGATAATCAGCGTATGATCTGGTCCAGTGAACCTCTTCGCGGGTAGTGATCTGCGTCGGTTCGATAGTTCTTACAGTTGCTGTCATGGTTTATATCCCTCAAACGGATTATTCTTAGTCAAACTGCCGCGAAACGGAACGACGTTGCGGCCAGTTTTCGGTTGTCGGTTGCCGGTTGTCGGTTCGACCGTCTCCTGTCTCTCGTCTCTCGTCTCCGGTCTTTCGACTGCCTCTGGATGCACCAGCCGCCGTTTTGCGATGGTTTCCATGTTCGGATTTAGGATCATGCGGGCGACCATTGCGTAGCAGCGATTATCGAGGGCTTCGTTGCTGACGTTTGGGCCGACCTTTTGATATGTCCGATATGTGCGGCCGCTGCGTGTATTCGTGACCATTCGCTCGCTGCAAAGCTGTTTCCAGTGATCTTCGTCATAATGCGGCAGATCGGGAAAATGGCAATAGCCGGGGCCGTGTTTCATCACGCGGAGCGACGAATAGACCTCGTCTTTGGCGGCGTTCGATCCGATCGGGAACATCCGCACCTTTGGATTACGTCCGACGAGGCTCGGTTTCGACAGCAGCGGTTTGAACGGATCTGACATGCCCTTGATGGCAAACCAACGCTTTCGCTGGTGCCGTTTGACGAACTGATAGACCCGCTGCGTGTTATAACCGCTATCGATCGCCGCACATTGCACGCGAAAGACCTGATCGCCGGTGCCGAGAAAGCTGCCGGAGAGAAAATCTTCGATATCCTGCCAGACGGTCAGCTCGGTTTCGTCGTCGTCGAGACGCTCACCGTCGGACAATTCGACGCCCGTATCGCCCTCAAAAACCTTGTAATCGATCGACCACGATTCATTTCCGATGCCCCAGCCGACGATCTCGCACTCAATTCGCGTTTTTTGGATGTCAACGCCCGCCGTCAGCAGCACGACGCCCGTCGGCACCTGAGCATCGTACCGCTCGACGTTCATCGCGAGCATGTCGTACTGGACCTGCTCGACCGGTTTCCAAGGTTCGCCGAAAATGGTATTCGTGACGGCTTCGAGCTTGGCGATATTGCCCTGAGCATCGAGAAAATTGGTCACCATCTTGCCCCAGGCGACAAACGGCGAATAAAGCTGATTTAGCTTAAACGACGCGTGCCCGTTAAACTCTGCGGCGGCGATCCACTTGCCCGCAGCGAGCATATCGTCCTTATCAAACTCTTCGATCACGCATTGGCAGTGTTCGCAGATGTAATACGGAAATTCGGGCGAATCTTTGTCCCATTTCAGCCCATAATTGCAGTCTTTCCCGCCAAATTTGAGCGTTTGAAGTTCGTTGCAATGCGGACACGGCACATAATACTCACGCTGATCGCCCGCTTCGTAGTCGTGCGAGATGTCCATGCACGTCTCGCCCGGGCCGCAGAAACACCGGCGGGGCGTCGAAATGATGATGATCAGCTCTTCGCCGTCGTAGGTATTGGTCGAGCCCTCGAG